TTCTGGTTCGTGATAGGTCCAATACTTTTCGTCGTTGTACGACGGTTTAGACAGCATCTCATCTGAGAAACTGTTTAGAGTCTCTAACAACTCTTTATTACGAATAACTACCTCAGTCATTATTAAAAATCATCCTCATCATCAAGTACATTTTTAAATCTTTCATTCGCTTTCTTTAAGTCGTTCTCAGTGACAGCTCCCATCTCAAGTAAGTATGAGACTGCGGCATTAATACCCTCTTGTCTGCCAGCTCTCTTGGCGAACCAAGTGGCGGCCGCCATAAGCATTATCGTGAAAACGGTTTGCGTAATCGGATCCATAGTGATTCCCTAAAATTTAAAGTTTTCGAATTTCTCTGAGTCAATTCTCTGACCAGAGTTTGAGTTATCAAAGGCTGGACCATTATCTACTTCTTTATTTAGGGGCGAATCGTTTTGATCTACATCAAATAAACGCATTTTACTTCTATCAATACCAACGACAAATCTTTGGTTTACACCTAGGTCGTTGTACCTATTCTTCAATTGTTTAACTAATATTTGACCATTTGCATTCAACTCATCATTACTGATCAGAGCAAACATCAAATCTGCTGTGGCAGGGAGACCGAACGATTCAGAAGTGTCCTCAAGACTCACATCATCGTTGCTGTAACCCGAGCGAGTAGTCTGGGTTGCAGATACTACCGGAACGTCAAACTCAACAGCAAGTCCACGCAGTTCTTCAGCAATGGATTTGATATATGTATAAGAGTTGATAGCACCACCCATCGACTTCATTCTAGCAGAAGAACATATGTTAAGATAATCGATGAAGATGATATCGGGTAGGAACTTCTTCTTCAGTTTCAACTCATTAAGAAGTGCACGGAAGTGATTTGCATGTGCACTGCCAGTCGGGTATTCTTTAATGATCAGTTTACCAGTAGTCTTGTCTGCGACAGTCTTAACACGATTTGTAAACATGTCTTTACTAAGATGTTCCAATTGGTCAATAGGCACGTTCAGTAAATTAGCATCGATACGTTCTGCAATACGTTCTTCGGACATCTCCATAGTGACATACAAAACGTTCTTGTTCTGACTGAGTGCTGCAGCTGCAGCATGACACATAAACAGAGACTTACCTACACCAGTACCAGCAAGAGCGATATTGAGAGTTTTGTTAGGTAACCCGCCTTTGGTTATACGGTTGAAGTAGTCTAGATCCCAAGGGAGACGTTCTTCGTCCATATGGTAGAAGTCCCACCGAGCATCGATATTTTCTAAGTAGTCGTGACCGATGTTAGTGTCAAATGACACAGACAGTGCCTTAGACAATACGTCAGGTATCGCATTCTTAGATAACTCTTGGTGCTTACCATCAATGATGGAAATAGACTCCATCACTGCATTGAATACTGCACGGTCTTGACACCACTTCTCAGTGCGTTCTACCAACCACGATAAGTCTTCCTCAGCATACTTGAAGATGTCTGGAAGGATATCCATAGTGTGACGATAATGTTCGTCAGACATACGGTCCTCAGAATCAATCTCAATCTTGAGTGCTTCCTTAGATGGGAGATTGTTGTACTTTGCGATGTAGGCAGTGAACTCTTTGAAGACACTTTTATAAGTACCTTCAAAGTATTCGGGAGAGAGGAAGGGGGCGACCTTCCTCATGTAGGAATCGTTAGTCAGTAGATTCCGGAGAATCGTCTGCTGTAGATTGATGTCCGTCATTTGAGTCCTTCTTCTGTAGTGAACCAGTTTCGATTGCCGATTCTAGAATGTCTCCTAGTACCTCACCGGCAAACCCTTGTAGCTGTGTATTGTCTGTATTATACACGCTTGGGTCTAATGTGTCAACCACGTCGAAGGTAAAACTAATATTTTGCTCTTCCCCATTAATACGAACGTTATTAAAACGAATTGTAACATCTTCGTACGGTTCTCGTTTGAGATTCACATTCCATGTTTCTGCACCATCAACTACAGCTGGTTCTAATGTATAGTCGATGTTTTCAGACGGTTTATCTAGATCTAGGTCTTTCACACCAGTTCCTCTTCAATCAATGTTTCAGGGTTAATCTCGCTCTTGTATCCTATCTGATACGTCTTCTTCAAGAACTCTGCAAAGTCAGTTGACTCAAAAATAGGTTCCCAGAAGTCAGCGGTCATGGTTTCTTTCAATCGCAATTTAGAACCAAGTACTTCACCTGTAGTCAAGTCAACACGTTGATACCAACCATTGGATGGTTTGTCGACATACCCACCCGCAAGGGCAACATCAAGAAGACCAGAGTACTTCTGCACCCCACCTTCCCAAGATACGCCAATCGGAATCTTAGATTGTTCTTTCACGAATCGAGACTTCTCGACTTTAATAACAAAGTCATAACCAACAATTTCAGTACCCTGCTTCTCTTGACGACGACCGATGATCCAGATGTTGTCGGCAGAGTAATAGATACCAGTACCACCACTCACGATATCTTTTGGAAACAAACCAATCTCTTTATAAGTGTGATTGATTGCAAGCATCGGAATGTTCTTCATCGCAAGGTATGGTGTTGACATACGGAACAGACCTTTCAGTGCCTTCGCACGTGACATGTCTGCAACACCCTTTTCAGCCAACGCATCTTCTAGTTCTTTCTTAGACGCAAGGTTACCGATAGAGTCAATCACGATAATGACATCGTCGTTGCGGTCCAACTCTTCTAGTTGGCTGATCAAGTCAAATTTTAACTCTTCGACGTTTGCAATAGGTGTGTGCAATACTCGACTAGTATCAATACCAAATTGTTCAAAGTAAGACTGTGGCGAACCAAACTCTGAGTCATAGAACAACATGACCGCATCTGGTTTCGCGTTAAGGTATGCACCTGCCATGAGTAAGGCAAATGATGTCTTAAAGTGTTTCGATGGTCCAGCGAGGACAGTAAGTCCTGGCGAGATACCACCGTCGACTGACCCCGACAACGCAACGTTCACCATCGGAACGTCGGTCGGAACCATATCTTTTTCAGTGAAGAACTTACTAGTGGAGAGTGTCGCCGTCTCCTTTATCTTCGAGTTCTTCTTCAGTTTGTCCATTATCGACATTTTTGCCTCCAAAATCTACAAATGTAATGTTGTTTACTTTTTCACGTTCATCGAGGTCATATTGTACACGATAAGCACTATTGATGTCAAGTACTTTCTCCAATAAATCGAAACTAGTTCCAGTTCCGTCCTCAAACTCATGTGTAGAGAAATCCAGAAAAGCACGTGTGTCTTTAGGGAGACATGCACCACCGAATCCACGTTTACCATCGAAGCCAGGAACACGAGTGTGACCTAGTCCTACACGGTCATCTGCACCCACGGCGCGGACGATAGTGTTGAAGTTACACCCATATAAATTTACTAGATCATACAATTGATTAAAGAATGTAATCTTAGTAGATAAGAATGAGTTGATTGAATACTTGACAAAGGATGCCTCGTACGCAGTCATACGATGATAATTGTTAGACTCACATGATCCGAAGATTTCATAAATGTCAATAAGGTCTTGACATGCTTCTGGCATACCACCCATGACATGAAACTTCGCAGTAACGAAGTCTGCCTTTGCATTCTTCTCTGTGAGAAATTCTGGATTATAACAAAATCGATTCACCTGTTCTCTGTTCATCGCAGAGTATAGACGGTCGACAGACTCCGGAGTGATGGTCGATTTAACAACTACTAGTGCATCGGTATAAACCAGACAGTTAGCAACTGCCGCTTCGACTATAGTAGAGTCAACTGAACCATCGTCATTCGACGGAGTAGGAGCGCACACGAAGAAACACTGTGGATGATTCTCTCGCGGTATGTGTTGTAAATTTTCAACAGCAGTATCATACTTTGGATCATAGAAATTAAAGTCTACGAGAGGATGCGTGAATGCATACTCGACCGCTTGACCTACAAACCCATGACCAACAATTCCAATTCTGAATCGTGATACTTCACCATCAGGCATTGTTCTATCTTCAGACATTATTCAATCCCATTGTAGTCTTTATACCATTCATAAAACCGTTCAACACCTTCTGCAATACTTACTTTTGGTTCGTATCCCAGTGCTTCTAACTTGGTGGTATCAGACCAAGTCTCTAGTGTGTCTGCTGGATGTTTTGGAGCAAGATTCTTGATAGCATCTTTCCCCGTATTCTTTTCAATCTCGCTGATGAAGTCCATCAATGCGACCTGTTCACCACGACCAATGTTAAATATCTCACCTGCCTCGATGTCGGTATTACCTAAAACGATTTCAATACCATCTAGGATATCATCCACGTAGGTAAAATCCCGTTTCATATCACCATAATTATACACGGTAATTTCCTTTTCGTCAAGTATGTTCTTGGTAAAATCAAACAATGCCATGTCTGGTCGTCCCCAAGGACCATATACTGTAAAGAATCGTAGACCGACTGTGTTCAGACTAGATGACTGCATCTGACATTCGTTGGCCCACTTGGTGTAACCATACGCGTTCAACTGCTTGCCATGTTCTTTACCTTCCACCCACGGTACCGGAGAACCAGCATAAACGCAAGATGTTGACGCATAGACAATACGAGTGTCTGGAAGATGTGTCTTACACACGTCGATTATGTTCTGAGTTGCGTCGATGTTGTTCTGGTGATAACTCTTCTCTTTACCTAGAGAGTCTCGCACACCTGCCATTGCAGCAAGGTGAACGATAGTATCTGGTTGAAAGTCTCGAAGTAGTGCCTCGACCTTTAATTCGTCGCGAAGGTCACATCCCCAGATATCAATATCGAAATGAACCATTCGGTCTCTTTTCAGTGATGGGGTGTACAGATGATTATTAAAGTTGTCCAGACCCTTAACCTCTAGACCCTGTCTTTGTAATCTGTCACATAATTGCGAACCGATAAATCCGGCCGCACCTGTTACTAAAACTTTTTTCATATCAACTATTCCTGTAAATAAATTCTAATGCCCTGTCCGCCTCTACGGTCAATGGACGGTTCTCATACCAGTTACCTGTTTCACTATCAAACTCACGACACATGTCTGCAATCTGGGATGCGGTGATAGGATAACCTTTGGCATATGCATTGCCTGCAATAGAAATCATTATCTTATACATCTTAGAATACCAACCAGTTTCACTAATAGTTTGATACTCCACCGCCAGACGTTTGGGCCAGAACGGACAGTCGCGGTATGACGACCATCTGTAGTCGGTGTTATTTAGACTATCTTTACGGTGTTGTATTATCGCCTGTTGCATCGCTGTAGGTAATCGGTCAAGAAAAGAGTTACCTGTTCTCTCATGGTATGGGTGTCTTGCCATTAACTCAGATGTGTTTAGAGAGATCCCATCGTTGTGAAAGAAGAAAGATTCTGCATCCGGATATACTGCTGGGACATAATACATGCGAGCAAGGTCTTTGGTCTGAGGGTCACCCATCTCACCAAGTTCGGTATTGAGTGCATACCAGAATGACTTGATGCGTTCGTTTTCGATATGTTCATCGAGTTCAAACACGATACGAAACTTGAGGTGGTTCTTACGAGAGCTTGCAGTGCTGTAAACGATATAATTATACTGACCGAATCGTTCATATAGGTTTTGTTTTATTTCATCAATTCCCACGCCAACCATAAAATCATCCACATCGACAGCACACCAACCACCCCAATGTAAAGTAGATTTATTACTGCGTGTACTGCTTTCCTGAAAACAAGCAGGAGTAATAAGAGGAGAACTATTTCCACCGCCTTTCTGTCCTTTCTGTTTGCTTAGTTGAAATAATAAATCACGAAAAGACTCCCAAGATTGTAATACTACTTTCCTGTGAGTCTTATTATCGAACTGATTTTTGAATATAGTAATTTCATAATTCATGCAAGCATTATACCATAATATAGGGGACGTGTCAACCGAAGAAATCCTCAAGTGATGCCTGTGGTTCTGCCACCCAACCGACTGCGTCAAGAATTGGTTCCAGTGGGTCTAGGAAAGTCTTCTCAAACATGAGGTCATAATCCACATACTTATGGAGACCCAGTTCTTCGGGTAAATTAAGTGGATAAGAAACGACATTCTGTCCCAGACGATTAGGCATCTTGAGGTAAATGAACTTTATCTTCTCACCCTGTTTGACAAACTCATATCGTCGGGAGATGTCGTTCTCGATAATCGCATTGTTATAACATAGGGCGCCACGCACATGGATGGGAGTTCCCTTCTTGAAGATGGTTTTGCGGTCTTCCCACTTGGATAGATTAGATATGCCACGGGGAAATGAAACCTCTTCGGGAGGCAGAGACTTGAACAATATCTTGAAGTCACGGATGAAGCCCTGAGTAGTGTCTTCAGTCCCCTCAATCAGAACACGGAAGATCTCTTTCATCTTGTCACGGACGACCGAAGGAGTCGACGACTTGATTGCCTCGATACCCATCATCTTGAGTTTAGGTTCTGCGTACTGGACACCCTCGTTGTTGTGCACGTTCAGGATGTATCGTTTCTTCGCCATCCAGATACCACGGTCTGCGATGACCTCACGTCCCATCTCCATACGGTTTTCGTATGCGCCAGTAACATCTGCCATAATTTTATAAGAGTCAGACAGAACTTTCTCGAAGTGGTCTGCGCAAATCTTATCTAGGAACTTGACGGGATTGTTTGGCGCAAACTTCTCGACCAGATCACCCATGCGAATATACACGGAGTCAGTATCGATTGCGACGACGTAGTCCTCATCTGTTTTGAGAACATCTTGCATCGCACTATTGACCGCACGTTCTGCCCACTTGATTGCAAGTTGACCAGCAAGAGTAATAGACTCTGCGACACGTTGGTCAAAGTAACGAAAGTATCGATTACCCAGCGCACCATAGAGAGAGTTCATAAGAATCTTGATCGCCATCTGTTGGTTATCTAGAGATGATATCCGATAAGCAAGAGAGTTAGACGGAGTCTTCTGGTATTCTTGCTGGAGTTTAATCATCTCACTCTTTATGATACGCCGTTCGGTATAGTATTGTTTAATCACCGTAGGAATAACACCCTCACGATCATGAGAGAATCGAACACCAGTGGGAGCAAGAGAGAATTCAGAATCGTTGATAGTTGTCCCATTCAAGAAACTGTCGACCGAAACATTAGGAGTAATACCATCAATCACAGTCTCAGGCGACATGTTATATTGAACAATCAAGTTTGGATATAGAGAGTTCAAGTCAAAAGAAGTGACCCAGTCATGCGCACCGACCTGTGGGTCTTTCACATAACCGCCTGGGTATGAAGTCTTAGGTTTCTCAGTCTTAGGAGGCACCACGACCTTCATCTTGTTCAACATGCGATAGATGATGCTGTCCCAAATATTAGTGGTCCCCAGAGTGTCACCGTAATTCACACCACCACGATACGCCATAGTGAGAACCAAGGTAATGAGGTCTAGTTTCTCATCGATCTTGTGGACCAACTCCACGTCTTTGATGTTGTAGTCAATAAACTTCTGGAAGTCATTCTCGTACAGAGAGTGAAGATTACCGTGTTCCTCATACGAAAGTTTACGTTCTTCTAAGACGACGTGAGCGATATGGTCTAGTCGATAAGATTCTTGTTGACCAAGAGTGTTAAGGGTAAACTTCTTGAAGATTTCAATGTAGTCTAAATGTTCAATGCCTTCGATGATGTACTCTTGATTAGAGCGACCTTGAATATTGATATTGCGTTCACGCACAGCACCCCAAGGAGAGAGACGTTTTAGTAACGTGTCGTCGCCAAACAGTTTGTGACATCGGTTGACAATATATGGGATATCGAAGAAACGAGTGTTCCACCCAGTGATAATGTCAGGAGAGTAGTGAGACCAATGTTCGACAAACTTACGGAGAAGATCCATCTCATTGTCGCACTTTATATAGAGCACGTCCTCACGAGTGACTTCATAGTCACCACAAGACCAAACCCAGTAGTTACCGTCGTTCTTGCGTATTGCAATAGAAGTAACTGGATATGCCGCCTCGCCTGGTTCTGGGAATCCGTCGGCAGAGTAAACCTCAATATCGATATTCATCACGCGGACTAGGTCGCGGTCAAAGGGTATCTTGTTGGGGAATTCGTCAGCGAGGTACTGTGCAACATAGTTATTGTTACCGTACACCTTGAAGTTTGCTACGTCAGAGTATCTCTTGAGGAAGTCTGTCGCATCGGACATAGAATCCAAGACGCACTCAGCCACAGGAAGACCTTCCAGAGTTTTCCACTCTGACTCGTTTTCACTGGAGACGTATAGTTTAGGTTGATACGGAATACGTTTTTTGACCTGTTGGCCATTTTCGTAACCGCGATAAAGTATGTGTCTACCCATACGGATAGCAGAAGAGTAAAATTTTGTCATGCAGCCATTATACAAAATTACGAGGGAGTTGTCAATCAATTACCTTAAAAAATTTGTGTCGAGTCCACGGTTGTTCTTGCTTCTTATCTGAGTACCCATGATGGTCCTGAGTTACCGCAAGACGTTTTGAAATCACCTGAGTAGTTGGCGTAGGTATCCCAGTGCGATGTCTATCTCTCTGATTAAAGTATATCCCGATGTCACGACCAACACCTATTGTATCACATTCAGTCCAAGGATGCAAGGCAGTATTGCGAATTCCGTAATAATTTATATCTGGACGATTTAGGAAGTCCGTCGTGTAAGTTCTGAAAAGACGCTGGAGAACACAGTAAGGTCCACAGTTGATAGGAAATTCATTGGTGGTCATCATATGATGCGCCCAGTGTGCGAACCCTCTGTCCATGCAGTACATACCCATGAACAATCCTATATTCGCATAGAGCGTATTATCTGCGTACTCAGCAAGTAGTTTGAATGCTTCGTAACGTTCTTCGATCAACCATGTGTCGTGTTCCATAATCCAGAACTTTTCGTCTGACTGTCCTTGCAGACGCATTAGTTCCCAGTGAGAACACATCCCTGCCTTTTCTGTGGGAGAGTGATCCTCTTTACCGTTACCAGACAATGTGTCTAGAGTCATGAGACTTTTAGACCAGTTATAACTAGACGCATGTTCTTCAAAGTTTGCAGAGGCCGGGGTAATTGCATCGAAGGTTTCGATAGAATCTATGAAACCCTCGTCGATGGCACGTTGGAAGGAATAACGGGAGAGCGAAGCATACTCTTCAGACCGTTCATCGCCCTTCATTACAATCTGTATTGCTTTCATCGTGTAAACGGTTCTCTATAAAACCCATCTAAACTTATGGGTTT